CCCGGTCGGCGTCTCGTTCCAAGCGATCGGCGAACCGCCCCCGCCTGCGCTCTCGGCGATCGCGGCGGCTAGGCTCGCGGCGGTCAACACGGCTTGAACCGTGGCGTTCGCATCGTGGCCGATCGCCGTGGTTCCCTCGGCTCCGCGCGTAACGGCTAGCGTGTTGCCGCTGATTGACGAAACAATCAAAAGCTCGTCGTCGATCTTTACGCGGAAGCTACCGGCCGTGCCGGGCAGGAAGGTAGCCGAATTCGCGACGACGATAGAAGTAGCGGCGTCGGTAATCGCGGCGGCCAACGTGCTCGCGGCCGAATTTAATAGCTTTTGTGCCATGCTCTATCTATGCGCTGCCGCCTGCTTGGTTTGCGGGTCGGAATTCGCACCGATAACAGGCGGTCGTTTTTTGGTGTCCTACGATCGAACACGCGCCGAATAGGTCACAATCTCCAAACTCAATAGCCGTCGTCGCGCCGCCGCAACATCCTGTTGCTATCTCCTTGGTGCCGATGCGGCGCAAGTGCTTGCAATCCATGTCGGCCATAAAGTCGGGTATTGTCGCCGGGTTGTTCGCCTGCCCTTTGCAGAATGAACAATGCGGCGGGAACTCTCCGTAAACTTTCATCCCGCACGGCTTCGCGGCGTCTTCTGCGCTAGGGTTGGCGCAAGTCCAGATTGCGCCGCGCTTCGCGTGCGTTTCACCTGTCGCAACAAAATTGCAGGTCATAGCGGGGTAATCGTCACAACGCCGGGCGTGGTGTCCCAACATGAATTTACGCGCCACATATTCGCGGCGGTGCTGCCACTTAATCGAGCGTCGAGCACATCGACAAAGGGGTTTAGCTCACAAGCCGCCGGACTCGTGATAGGTACAACCCACGGGCCGCCGGTCGGATCGACTAAGCCGACGCCTAGGTTTAGGTAGCCGAATGCGGCCGCGCTTACGGAGTGATAGCCTGAGCCAGCCGGCAAAGAATCCCAAGCCATTAGCCCGACGCCTAGCCAAACCTCGTCGTTATCCTTGTCCTTAAAAAAGAACGTCGAAACAAAACGCGCAAACGACGACGTAGATAGCATGGTCCCGGGCGACGTATCGCTCTCGCACGCAAAAGCGCCCCACCATTGCAAAAGGCACTTCACGCGCTCGATCGGAATCGGCGGGCAGGTCAGCACGGGCGCGGCGAATAAAATCGGCGACGTGCTCGCCTGTCCGTAGGCGGTGCTGTATAGCGGCACTACGTCGTTAAAATCGTTGCAGCAATGCGGTATGTAAGTCGCGGGGAATACCGGCGGCGATGGGTTGAGCCAAGGCGAAGTATGCGCGTTGCCGCTCAAGACCATCTGCATAAACGCGGGCGCGTTGTATGCGGTGCTTAGATTGGTTGCCGGATAAGCCGGGTCGGGGTCGCCCTCGAAGATGGCGCACGAGCCGCAACAACAGCGCGAAGGAATTACCATTTATTCGCCTGCGCCCGGGCAAGCCTCGGCGGCTAGAAAGTGCCATTCTCCGTCCCACCAAAAAGCGGCGATTATGTCGCCTTCGGGGACCGTGCCGCCCACGCCGAACGGCTGAATTTGTACTTCGTCGCCCTCGGTGCTCTGATACCAAAACTTAGCGGCGGCCTCGCCTGCGTCGGTTAGGTCTTCTTGCAACTTAAACTTGGCGACGTTGTACGCCGGCGGCCGATAGTTGCTCGCGCCGCCGCCCTGGCCGTGCGGGATTGCGTCGAGCCGCTTAAGCGCAGCCACGAGGCGGCCTAGCTGCGACTTCGTAAGGCCGTACAGTTGCTCGGCCATTACAACCCCACGAGCGCTAGAAGTGTGGCGAACGTGCTGCGCGGATAGCCGCGCGCGTCAATAAACGTCGGCGTTCCCGTCGGCGGTGATAGCGGCATACCGGAACCGTCGAGCGGTACGGGCGTCGTCGGCTCGCGGCCTCCTATCGTGATTGGCACGAGGCTACCGCTAACTAGCTTGCAGAATCCGGCGTCTAATAGCTTCGGTTGCCAACTGATACCAATATCAGGATTGCGGAACATGAATTGAAGCGTCACGGCTTTGTACGTCGTGATAACGCCAAGCGGCGACGTGTAGAGTTGATCGGATACCTTCGGGGGAATGCACATAACGTAGTCTTGCGCGTGGCCGTAGAACGTCGCGTTGTTCGTCGTCCCTCCGTAGGTCTTGATAACGGAATCGGCGAAGCTCGCTAGGTTCTTCGTGACGGTCAACACGCTGTCGTAACGCAACACGGTCGGCGCGGGGTCGAATGGTTGCCCGGCGCTATTCTTGATATGTTTCCCGGTGTCTATGTCGCGCTCGAATAGCGTGTCTACGCTCGAAGCGTCCCAACTGGTGATAGCGGGTTCGTCCCACGGGTAATAGAACGGCGGAAGGTAGGCATAGCTTACGGTTACCTCCCAGATAAGGCCGTTTTTGTCGTCGGCCTGCCGCGCCGACTTCTCGGATACGCGCAAGATAGTGCGCGTCGGGTGCGGGTCGCGCAGAGTCGGTACAACGCTACCGTCTGCGCCGGTGTACGTCGTCGACAACACAACGCCGTCGCCGTCGGCCTTGTTGTTGGTTATTACGGCGAACACGCGCACGGCAGTACCGGGCGCGTTATACGGCGCGGTCCCTGCGCGTAGGTGCGTCTGCTCGATAACGTCAACGACGGCCATAGCGTTGCTCTGCCTCGGTTAGAATGCCGGCGCGGGTAATAGCCCGCCGCCGCCGGTCGCCAGTTTGCGTAGGTACAACGTGGCTAGCTTCTGGTCTTCTGCTTGGCGCTCTTGCAGCTTTAGCGCCTGCGTCGCCGGGTCGTTCTTGCGCGACAATCCTTGGTAACTCAACAACGCGCTTCTCGCTTCTTGTGAGCCGGCCATGATCGGCCCGCCTGCGCTTATCTTCTCGTCGGGTAGTGCGCCTTGCAGGTCGCTAACTAGCGCCGTCTTAGCGCGTTCTAGGTCGACGCCTCCGATACCGCCGGCGGCGGCTAGGTCGCTCAACTTCTTCATCTCGCGCCCGAATTTCTCAAACGGCGTTTCTAGCGATTGCGCTAGTTCTTTGCCCTTCAACTGTGCGCCGAGTTTCTTAACCTCGCCGACTTGCCCGGCGGTCGCGCCTTTCTTCTGCAGCGCGTTCGCCTGGGCCTGCCAGTCGTCTAGCCCGAAGCTCTCTAGCTTCTGCTTCATCTCGCGCACCATGCCGGTAGCGCTTTTCTGCGCTTCGATCGCTTCGGCGCTCAACTGTTTCATTGCGGCCACGGGGCCGGCCTTAACCGCGCTGCCTAGCTCGGTCATGGCGGCGGCGGTCTTCTTCGTGTCGGTCGCAACCTTCGTAAAAAATGTATCGGTCTTGGCCGACGCCCACGGCTTCGCCCACGCCTTTTCTACTTCGTCGGCGGCGTCGGCGGTGTTTTGGTACGCGGCGGCCTCGAAGTTTTCAACCTCGGCCAAAAATCCTTTGATAGCGGCGCTGCTCGTCTTGCTTGTGCCGGGGATCATTTCGAGCGCTTCGACGACGGCTAGAACGGCCTGCGTCGCCCACTTAAACCCGGTCGTTAGGACGGCGATAAGTCCGGCGGCGATCGCCTCGCCTGCTTTCCACGCGGCGTTTAAGACTTGCATACCGTCGACAACCCAACCGACGGCGACGGCGGCGGCTTCGATAGCTCCGTTTTTCGTCGCGGCGGTGTCTAAGCCTGCCGTCCACTCGGTTAGAGTTCCGACGGCGGCCTTTAGATACGGGGCCAGCGCTTCGCCGATGGTTGCGGCTAAATTTGTTACGCTGCCCCAAAGTTTATTTATTGAACCGTCGAGCGTTCCGCCTGCGGCCTCGGCTGCGCCTTCGTACTGCGCTCGCATCGCTTCGAGAATTACGTTTTGCGCTCCGGCCATGTCGCCCGTCGCTTGCATGGTCTGCAGCGCGTCAATCTGCGCATCGGAAAAGCGCACGCCGGCGGCGGCCAATTCTAGGTAACCTTCGCGCGGGTTCTTCAGCGCTCCGGCTAGTGTGCTGCTCGCGCTCGTCACGTCGCCGCCGACTACTGCGGCGTAGTTCGCGGCCTGCTTAATCGCTTCGTTGAAGTTCGGGCCTTTGATGTTGTCGACCTTGCCTAGCTCGGCGGCGGCGGCCATAGTCGCGCTAACGGCTATTCCGGTCGTCGCTTGCATTTGCTTAGCGAAGCCTAGAACCTGCCCGGTCGATACTCCGGCGGCGTTCCCTCCGGCCTTTAGCGTGCTGGTGAGCCGTGCGCCTGCCGTTTCGGCCTCGCGATATTTGCTTATCGCCATTTTGAGGCCGGCGGCGACGGTGACGCCCCCTACTAGCCCGGCGATCGCGCCCCCGATGCCGCCGGAACCGGCCACGGCTTTGCTCGCGCTTCGTCCAAAGTCTTTGACGAGGCCGACGCCCTTCTTTAGCTGCTTTTGCAGCGGGGTTATCGTTGCGCCGACGAGTACGTTTAACGCTGAGCGTGCCATGTTCTATCTATGCCACGCCTTCTACTTGTTGAATGCGGCGGCGATCGCGTCGGCGATCGCTTGTTTGCAGCGGGGAACGTAGGCGGCGGCGATCGCGGCCCCCTTCTTGAAGAATTCGCGGCCCGGTTGCACGCCTCGGCCTTTCTTTACTCCGTACTCCGGCGCGAATGCGTAGGCTTTCGGTTTGCCGCCGTCGGTGCTCTTGTAGCGGCTGAATATGCGGAAGCCGATTGTATAAAAGCGGCGGCTTTTGATCGGCACGACGGCTAGCGACTTGCGTAGCGCTCCCGTGCGTTTCGGCGCTAACGGCTTTACGGCTTTTTTCACCTCGGCGGCCAGCGGTCGTAGCGCCTTCCGCAAAATCGGTTTGCACTTCGATCCTAGCGCCTCAAGCTGTTTGATTAGCGCCCTATCGTCTACCTTGCAGGTGAAGTCGATCACGCGGCGGCCTCCTTCGGTCGGGTGTCGATAACCTCGATACCGCCGGCGGCGAATGCGGCCAGCATGGCGGCTTCTAGCTGCGCGGGCGTCTGCGGGTCGCGATAAATCGGGCAATACATTTCCGCGTCTGCAAACTTCGTAGCGATGCGCCCGGCGTAGTTCGCAACGGTGCTCGCGATTACTCCCGTTTGTAACCAAGGGTTGCTAAGCGGTTGCCCTTTGGCGTGCTCATACCATAGCTCTAGCTCGCCTTCGCCCATGCTGTCGAGCAAGTCGCGCAGCGTGTAGCCAAGCTCGCGCGCAAGTCGTAGGCAAAAATCGAGCGTAACGCTAGCCGCTAGTTTTTTTTAGCGTCGGCGTTCGCTCGGGATTGCAGCGCGATCACCTCGTCAAATACGGGGTCTAGCGCGTCGCTATCGTGCTCGGCTACTTCGAGATAGTCGGCGTACACTAGCTCGCCGTGTTCGTCGCATAGGCTGCGGGCAATCGCTTTGCACTTCGTATAGAAGTCGACTTTCTCGCCGTCGAAGTCTTCCTTTGCGGCGGTCTGGCATTCTATCGCCCATTCGATCTGCTCGCGCTCGTTCCAACGGCGCAGGAAGCAAGCGACGCCGGCTAGCGTCGTCGGCACAAGTCGCGGCTTCGTGGTTTCTTTCAGGCGGTCGCGGAGATTAGCCAAGCGTAACGGCTCCGGTGATTGCAAGCCCGCAAGCGCCCTCGACGCCGCCCTCTACTTCATAGCCGCTCGTAGCGAACGACTTAACCCAAGCGGGGAAAGAATAAACCTTCGGGCTACCGGGTGCGGTTGCGCCGGGGCCGACGGGGTTAGGAAAGGTCAGCTTCCAATACAGCAAAGTTTTGGCGACGTGCGCGGCGTGTAACGCGACGTGTGTAGTGTTCGCCGGGTCGAAGATCACCTTAAAGCCGAATTCGCCCGCGCGGAAAAGCGTCGGGATTTGTTCGCCGGCGGCCGACGCAAGGCCTGTACTATCGAACATGCCAACCTCGGAGTTGGTCCCGTCGATCGACTTTAGCTGCCCTACGTCAACGTAGGTGCCGCCCTCGGTCGTGCAGTAGGAAACCTCGCAACCTAAGCCGGGGATTGTGAAATTAAACGGCATTTGTCTTGATCCTGTGCGTTGTGTGCGTCGGTCTATCTATGCGCGGCGCTAGAACGTGTGAAGCGGCACGACGTAGACGACGGAAAAGGTAAGCGTCCGCGCGTACCAGTAAGCGCCGCTGTCGTCCTTCGGTTCCTGGGCCTCGTCGTCGGCGCTCTCGTAGTGGCAAGCGACAATGCCGCACAAGCCCGCCCAACCTTGATAGCCTTGCAGCGCCTTGCGTACTTCTCGCGCTAGTGCGGTCGCGGCCTCGAAGGTCTGCGCCCAACATGACAAGTCAACCTGTGCGGCGCTCGCGCCGGATTGCCCGGTTATCGCTTCGGTCGGCGCGTCGTTTAGCTCGTAGGTAATGCAGGGATAGCCCGCGCGCTCTACGTCGCGCGGCACGATGTAGGGAAAGAATCGCGCGGCAATAAGGCACTCAATCGCGGCTTTGCCTAGTAGGTAGGTTTTTAGCCCTGCTTCTAGCGTGTAGTCGCTAAGCTCGATCGTCGGGCATACGGCGACGGCCAGCGGAAGCGGAAGCGGTGACGCAAGCGCGCCGAGTGTGCAGCACGACATTAGACTACCTCGGTCGCTAGGATGGTCTGGCGCGCGTGTAGTTCGCCCTCGTCGAGTACGGATAGAATCGAGAAGATGCGGCTACCGAATTTGAGGCGGTGGCGCGGCGTCAATCCGGCGTAGTACCGAATTACGATTTTGTGCGATACCGAATTCCGTATCTGTTCGCTCGCGGTGAAGAATTGCCCGGCGGCTGGAGTGATAGAAGCCCAACGGCTTACGGTCGTCGTCCAGCCTTCGAGATGCTCGCCTTTGCTCGTGGTCGTCGGCGCGTTGGTCTGTATATCCACGCGGAAGCGCAGACTACCGGCGTCGATTGCGTGCAGGTCGTCGGCCACGTTAGTACAAGCCCCCCACGGCGTCGGCGTCTAGCAAGCGCTTAGCCGATAGCGCAACCTCATCGCCTGCGTTGCCGACGGCTTCGCGGTTTCTGTACCAGTGCGCCACGAGTTGTTTGATAGCGGTCTTCGTCGGCGCGGGCACGGCGGCGGCGTTCGCGTAACCTGCTGTATAGGTCACGACGACGGCGGCGGCCTGCGGTCGTACAACCGGCCACGGCTGCGCAAAGATAGGCGCGACGCGCCCCGGCTGCGATCGCGTGTCGACGGTGTAGCGCGTATTGCTCAGCGTCTGCGTCGCGCCGGTCTGGTCGACATAGGCTAGGCTCGTAACGCTCACGAGTCGCGGCATCGGTAGAAAGATAGCCGCGCCCGGCTGCGTCCAGTTCCAACCGCCCGACGGGAAACAATCCAGCGAATAAGCCCACGTCGTTAAAATTAGCGTCCGGCGCTGGTGCGCCTCGGCGAATACTCGCGCCGTCTGAATTAGTTCACCTATTAGCGCGTCGTCGGCGGTGAAGTCCGATTCTTGCCGAATCCATAGCTTCGCCTCGGCGACGGTTACGGGTTCGGAAGCCGGCGGCGTCACGACGACGAGTCCCGACGGGATAACGTGTTGCGCGTATAGTGAATTGCTCATCGTCTCGCCTGGGGTGAACGTCGAGCGATAGCGCGGCGTCTTCGTCGGGCCTCGTGTCCGGCGGCCTGCTTAGGTAATGGTGATGGTTTTGCGCACGCCGGCGGCGTTCGTCCAGTAAAGCGCCGTTCCGTTCGTCTCGAATGCGCCCGGCTCGGGCGTGGTCATCACTGTGCCGGCGGGCAACTTGAGCGGGGCGCTACCGGCGGCGGCCGTACCGGCGGGCAGGGTCAGCGTCGCGCCCGATGCGATTTCGAGCGTTCCGCCCGACGCAATAACTAAGCGGTTGCCGCCGTCAACGTGTTGAACCTTCGCGCTAATCGTTCCGTCTGCGGCCATGTGTCACCAATGGGGGCGGGGTTGTGTTGTTCGGTCTGAATATCTATGCGCACGAAAAAGCCCGGCGGGGATTTACTCCCGCCGGGCCTCGGAGCGACCGACGACGCCAAGCCGCCGGATAGGGTTTGACTATGCCAACTTGAGACGCGCGAAGGCGTTCGGCAGCACGGGCGAAGCGTCGAGATAGCGCCGCCCGAGGAAGCCGATTTGGTTGCTGTCGGCGTAGCGTTCAACGAGGCGCTGAACTTCCATGTTCGCCACGTCGGCGATTTTGTATGACTTCATATCGCCCAACAAGGCGACGTAAAGCCCGGTCGTAAACGTGTTGGGGGCGTACTCGCTTTGGTACAACGGGTAGCCTAATAGCGTGTCCGGCCGATCGTTGCCAATGCCGATTTGCCAGAGATACTGCCCCTGACCGTCTTTCAGCTTGCGGGCGATCTTCACGGCGTCGCGGTGCATGATCCAGCCGAAGCTAGCCGACTTGGCATACTGCGCCGGAATGCTCATAGCGACGTTGATAAGCTCGTCCCCTACGAACGTCGTCGCGCTCGCGGCGGTCACGTCGCGGCTCGTCGGGATGCCCGACGCGCTCGCGGTGAACATGCCCAACGGTTGGCCGCTGCCGCTACCGTTTAAGAATGCGTTTTCTTCGCTGACGGCGAATTTGTACGCAAGCCGCTGCATGATGACTTGCTCCGGCAGCGCGCTGTTATTCAACAGGCGGTGCGAAGCAAGTACCAACTTGCAAAGCAGGTTCGGCGACAAGTCGCGGCGGGCGAGAACCAACGAAGAATCGGCCGTGAGCGTCGGCACTTCGGCGGTCCAGTCGGCGTCGCTTACGTCGGTCGTGATTTGCGGCACGCCTAACGATTTGGCCTCGGTCAACGTCTCGATGTCGCACAAGCCGCGCACGAAAACGAGGTTGTTGAGCGCTACAACGAGGTCTTTCGACATTTGCGTCGGCGTCACAAGGAAGCCGCCGGCGTTGTTCGTGCCTAGGGAAAGGTCGCGCGTTTCGATGCCGCTGCGCAGCCAGTTGCGATAGGCAACGGCGTAGCGCTGCTCGCGGTCGGGGCCGCCGCGTTGTTCCGGCGTGCCACGCGGGGCGCGGCGTTCGCCGGTCTTGCCGTCTTCTTCGGCGGCGCGTTCGGCGGCTTCGAGCCGTTCGGCGTCGGCCTTCTTCTTGTCTTCGTCTTCGTCGCGCTCTTCGCCTTCTTCGCCGGCCTTAAGCGCGGCGATTTCGTCGGCCAACGTGTCGACGACGGCCATAAGGTCGTCGAAGTTCTTGCGCTCTTCGGCGCTCATGTCGCGCTTTTCGGTTTCGGCGCGGGTGTGGATGGCGCGGGCGTCGTGTACGGCTTTGGCGCGTTGCTGGCGCTTCTCAATGATCGCGGTCTTCATGGGTTCACCTTGCTTGCGAATACTTGCGGTATTGCGCTAGGTGTCCGTTCGTCGTTCGCCTGCGCGGTCTATCTATGCGCAAGCCTCGGCAAGCCGTAGCCGTGCCGCACAATTCACGTTTCGCGGGGTCGGCGGCGTCTGCGCCTGCGCCAAGCTGCGTAGCGCTAGCTCGGTGTCGGCGTAGGCGGGGTGAACGACTATGGCCACGTCGTACAGAAGGCAGCGCGTGATTTTGCGCAGCGGTAAACCGTCGTCGGCCTTGCCCCATTCTTCGCCGCCCTCGGCTACCTCGAAGGCAAAAGAATTGCCCTTTAAGTCCCCGCGTTCGATCAACGCGCAAACGTCGTTGCCTAGTGCGGTCGGCGGTGCCGCGCACTCGAAGCGTAGCCCTACCTCGTCGGCGGCAATCTTTAGCGTGCCGCTCGATGTGCGCCCTAGAATCGCGCAATCGTCGTGTTCGTAGTTGCAAATAACGTCGGGCGACTTGTCCAAGTCGAAGCAACCCGGCATTAAGACTTCGCGGAAGCCGCCTAGGTCTTCGCTGACAATGCCAAACTTCGCGGCGTAGCCTTCGATCGTCGCGCCGCCGTTGCTGCGCTTCGCTCGAAGTTCTTGCGTTAGATAGCGGCGCTCTTTGCTTGCGTTTGCCATACCGTATCTATGCGCGATCGCCATAGCTCGGCCAGTCCGGCAACGGCGGCCGGGCGCTGCCCTGCGATCGTCACGGCTTCGAGTTCCACGAGGTCGGCGGCGCTGCGCTCGCTCCACGAGGCGGCCAGCGCGGCGGCGTCGATCTGCATACCGCCCACGGTTGCCAGCGCGGCTAGGCTCGGGGCCATAACCTCGGCCAGATAGGCGCGGTGTTCTTCGCATAGCGTGGGGATCGCTTCGCGAAAGTTCGGCTTTGCGGCGGCACGGGCGATTGCGGCGGCCTCGCGGCGTAGCGATCGGCATAGCTCGGCGCGGGCGATCGCCTTAACGGCTTCGAGCGCGGCGGCGCTCGCGTCCGGCGTCGGCGGCGTCGGTTTCACGAGCGACCGAAGTAGCGCCGTTTGTGTGTTGAGCGCTTCGAGATATTCCGCGCCGAATGCTTTAGCCGGCCCGATGCTGCGGCCGTCGTTTACCTCGGTCGAAGTCGAAGCGGCGGCGCTCGTCGTCGGCGTTGCCGGTTGCGGCGGCGTCGGGTTCGGAAGCGGCAAGCCGTCGGGGCCGATCTGTACCATATTAAGCGGAAGCAAAGGCGCTTCCCCGCCCTTGTACTGTGCGTAGCCTTCATCCTGCGCGACTCGGTTGCGGGTCGCCCAACCCCATTGAATCGCGGTCGCGTTGTACTGCGCTCGCGCGGCGGCGTTCGCCTTCAATAGCTTTTTGAAGTCGTGCGCGACTCGAAGCGTTCGATCGCCTGGGCCGCTTAACAGCTTCAACCTAATTTCGCCCTCGAACATATTACAAAGCCCGAGAAGCGTACTTTGTAGGTAGTCGATGTTTTGTTCTTCGATGTTGCCCGTAGCCGCCGGGCCTCCGATTTTGTGCGCGGGAATGCCGAATAGCCGCGCTACGTCTTCAATGCTCATGCGGCGCGTTTCGATAAACTGCGCATCGTTCGGCGGAATCGAGATAGGTACAAACTCCATCCCGTCTTCGCCTACGATGATGCGCCCGGTATTGAATACGCCGGCATACATTTGCTCGAAGTCGGCGCGCAGTCGCTTAGCGGCCTGATCGCTTAGGCTCTTGGTGGTCTTCAACATGCCGGCGGGGCGTGCGGCTTGTCCGAAGAACGACGCGCCGAATAAGTCGGCGGCCTTGCCTAGTCCAAGCGTCTCGCGCGCTAGTGCGATTGGCGAATATCCCACGAGGCCGTCGAAGCCTAGCCCGGCGAAGTGCAGAACCTTCCACGGCGGCAGGTGCGTGACGCCGCCGCGCTGGTCGTGGTACTCGTAGTCGATCGTCCCTAGCTCGGTGCGGTTTACCTTCATCCGGCTAGGGTTCAAAATGTGCACGGCCTTTACCGTCCACGTCGTCACGTCGTATTCAATCTCGTGATAGGAATTGCCCCACGTTCTAACGTGCCCAAATAGTGATTGCCGCCAACGGTCGGAGGTTATTTCCCCGTCCGGCGTCACTGAGAGAATCCGGTCTAGCGGGTGCTCGGATGCAATGCGGCGCGTTCCGTCGGCCTGCGTGTCTTCTAGTTGCGGGTCTAGTAGCGCCATGTCGCTAGCGATTCGGTTGACGGCGGCGTATACCGGCAAATGAGATAGGCACGACGTTTCATCAATATCGACGCCGGCTAGCACGTTCGGCCCGGCGCGCCAACCGCTGAGCGATTGCGAAGGATTTTCGAGCGATCGGAACACGCGGCGGATAAGTGCTTTTAGCATGGAATATCTATGCGGCGCTACAGCACGAGCAAGCCGCGCGACTCGTAGACGCTCTGCCCGGCTCCGAATTCCTCGGCGCTGAGCGTGGGGAATGCGATACCGGCGGCGTTTGCGAGCGCCTGCGGGGCGTCGATTTTGTCTTCGCTGTGCTTCTTCGTGAATTTCATGTTGTCGGCTCCGTCGGTGTAGGTCTTGATATTGTTGACCATCCAACGCAAGACAGGGTGCCCGCCGTGGCATAGCTCGCGGCGCAGCGCTTGCCGCTCTAGTAATTTGATCGGCTCCGATTGCGCCATAACATTCTGAGCGAAGCCGACGGGGTTAATTCCGATCGCTTGAAACTTACCGGCGAGCCACGAAAGCCCGGCGCGGTCAACTGACGTTTGCCGAATCTTGTAGCGCGTCGCTATTTCTTCAATGTCTTTCGCTATGCGTTCTTGGTCTTGCGCGTAGCCCTCGGTCACTCGAAGGTAGCCGGCGCGTTCCCACGGCTCGTAGCTAAACTCCGTCCCGGTTCGCGCCTCAACTTGCGCACGGCATACCCAAACAAACGGGATCACGTCCCACAAGCCGCGCGAGTTCTTGCCGTACAACACGAGCGACGACGTATCGCGCACGCTCGCGCCGTCGAAGCCCGCCCAATACTCGGCGGCATCGTGAAGCGGCGGCGCTGCGTTCTGCATCCAAACGTCGTCGCTTACCCACTTCACGCCTGCGTACACTTGCCAGACGTTCAATAGGTATTGCAGGAAGTCGCCCTTCTTGTGCTCCATCTGCTTCGCTAGTTCGTATTCTTCGCGCACGCTCGACGGCTTGCAGAATTTGCCGTAAGCGGGCATTACCTTTTTCCAAGTCTTCTCGCTCTCCCAATCGTCGCCCTCGTCGGCCTCATAAATCCACGCGGCGTAGTTCTCATTTTTGATAATTCCCGCTTTCCACTTCTTCGCGTACTCGTACTCGGCATAGAAAGGCGTGTCTTTCCGTTTGCCCGCCGTGCCGACGAAGATAGTTAGATAGTCGTCGCGCTCCGTGCGGCCCGTGGTGATGTTCTTCACTAGGTCGGCGTCGCGAATATCCTGCGCCTCGTCGATGATGACGAGCGACGGATTAAAGCCGGTCTTCGTCGTCGACTCGCTCGAAAGCGCGGAATAAAACGAATAGGCGGCGGGTACGGTTATGCGCTTCGTGCTCGGCACGATTTCCGTAAACTCTCCAAGGTCTTCGTCTTGCTCTATGATCTGTTGCGCCATGCGGAACAGTAGCGCCGCCTGCTCTTTGTCGTTCGCGATGCTCAAGCATTGTTGACCGCGCAGCCCTCGGCCCAACAGCCAATAGAGAACGATGCAAGCGACAAGAAACGTCTTCGCCTGCTTGCGCGGAAGGAATAGAAAGGCGCGCTTGATAAGCCGCCGGCCTTTGCGGTCCAGCTTTCCAAAAATCGTCGCGATGATTTGCTTTTGGAACGGTAGTAGCTTGACCGGATCGCCCGACCGATCGCCCACTAACGATAGCGTTTCAATGAAGGTAATCGCCTGCTGCGCGGCGGCGTTGTACTTAGCCACTGGCCGGCATCTTCAAGATGCCCTCCCACTTGCCGCGCTTCGGCTTCGACTCTGCGGCGCTCGTCGGCTTCGCTCCGGCCTTCGTGGCGCGTACTCGGGTGCGGGCCGACGGCGTTAGCCCGAATTCGCCGGTCAGCTTTAGCAACATTTCGGCGGCCTTGTTCGCGACGGACAGATAAGGCGACGGCATAACCTGCCCGTTTACCTTCACGACGTGCCCGCCCTCGCGTAGCTTCTTCTCGGCGTCCTGCCATCGCGTGTAGTATTCGCAGTAGAGCGCCAACGCGGCGGCGTCGGCCGTCGATAGCACGCCCATTGCCACTAGCTTCGGCGCGATCTTGTCCCACTCGGCGGCGGCGGCCTCGCTCAAGAATGACGGGCGCTCCGGTGCTGCTGCCTCGGGCGTCGGCTCGTCGTCCGACAAGCGGCGTTGTCCTGGGTTGCCCGCCAACTTCTTTAGCGCGGTCGGCTTCGGCTTCGGTCCTGGTTTCATTGTGCTAAGCCTCGAATCCATCCGGCATGAAAGTCGTACAACCTCGGGCAACCGTAGACGGTCATTTGCTCGATGTTCGAGCACGAGCGCAGGTTCGCCGACGATTCGACCGTAACGGCTCGGCCGTCGGTCAGCTTGATAGCCAGAATCTTCGCGTGCGTGCGCGACGTTATCACAAGCTGCCCGCGCTTCTCGGTAAGCTGCTCGGCGGCGATCTGCCAAATAGGCTTTGAGCTAGCCGCGAAGTAATGCGAGCACGCAAGCACAACCCGCGCGACGGTGCCGGCGTCGAGCAACTTGCAAAGCGCCAAGATGTTCAGCTTGCTAAAGCTGAGCGTAGATATAGTCACCTCGTCGGCGGTCGTCGCCGCGATCTGTAGCACGGCGGCCAAGCAGTCGAACATGGCGAAGCTGCTGCCTACTACGATGTGCCGGCCCTCGTCGGGGTGCGGTATCCTCTCGATAACCTCGGCGGCGTGTGCGGCTCGGCGCTTGTCGTGAAAGCTGCGTTTAATCTCGCGGGTGTCTAGCATCAACTCGCCGTTGATTTCGGTAACGGCCTGTTGTAGCCCCGTGTCGGCTTCCCTCTCCCACTCTTGCCGCGTCATTTGTCCGGCCTCGGCGTCGGTCCCTGCGCAAACAAACTCGGCGGCGTCTAGCGTCAGTTCTGCGGCGTCGAGCGTCTTTAGATCGTTGAACATGGTCCGGCCTGTTACGCCTGGTTGTCGGCTTCTTCAAGTGCCGTGATTTACGGCGTTTCGTGTGCTCGTCGTCTCGTGAATTTGCGCGCGGCGGTCGGTCCCCTGCTGTTTTGACCCCCTCCACGGTCGCGCATCTTGCAGAATTTCACGCGCGCTGGCGTACAGTTATCCGACAACCCCCGTTTTTACCCTCCGGCGGCCCCTCCCCCCTGGTCGACTTTTTCGGCTCGGCGGCGGTGCTCGGGCATCGTTCAAAACCGTCGATCTACGGTTTTATCTACGGTTTTATCTACGGTTTTTAGTTCGTGCTGCTTCACCATCGTTCACCATCGTTCACCATCGTTCGGCGGGTGTTCGCCATCCGTTCGCCAACTCCGGCAACTGGTAACAACTCGTTCAACTGGTAACAACTCGTCGGCTATCTCGTTAGTGCGATAGCGGCAAAGGTCACGAATGCAACCAAGTCGACGACTACCAATGCAAGCCACTGAAAGGCCTTCGCTTCCTCGTCGTAACGGCTCGTCTTATCTATCCCTCTCGGGTTCAATGGGTCGAACGGCTGCGGCGTTAGCATGTGCGGCGCTCCTAGCGTTCTTCTTGCTTCAAGTGACAAGGTCGGCAAAGCGCTTGCAGGTTCGACCACTCGTAGGAAAGCTCGGGGTAATCCTTGCGCGGCTTCTTGTGGTGTACTTGGTTCGCGATCGCTCGTTCGCAGACTTCGCACAACGGATTGCGGTCTATGAATAGCTTTCGTAGCGCCTTCCAGCGCGGCGACATATAAAAGGCAATATCGGCCCGACGGCCTGCGGGCGTCGCGGTCTTCAATGTCGGCGGTCTGAACTGCTTAATGTGCTCGGTCATGCGTTCGCCAATAGTAGGCGGCCTCGGCGGTGCTCAAGTAGCCGGCGCATGGTTAGCGGCCTCGTGGGTTCGCGGCTCGGCGTCTGCTCGTGTTCGCGGAAGTGTACGGCGGCGGCTTCGTCGTCGCGGCTATAAGTCGCGTAGGCGGCGGTCGGGCGCTCCAGCTTCGATAGGTCGGCGACGACGACAACCGACGGCGGCGGTTCTACTCCGGCGGCCTCGTGGCGGGCCTGCTGCTCGCGCTTCTGCGGGTCGGCTCGCATGGCGTCGGCGTAGCGGGCCAGCGCTATGCTGCGGTGCTGCGTTCGTCGGATCACGAGGCGGAATTCGTTTTGACAAACTTTCGTCAGGAAGTTTAGAAGCGTCCCGCGATCGGGCGCGAAGCGGTGCGCGACGGCTAGCACGCGGCAGGCGGCGGCCTGGATACAATCGGCGTCGTCGGTCGGCGGTATGTCGATCGAGTGCGCGGCGGCCTCGTGGTGGTCGCGCTCGCGGGGTTGTCGAATGTAAAAGCGCGGCCAGTAGTGCGAAGCCACCGAATAACCGACGGCGGCGACTTGCTCGCGCAACTTGGCATAGCGGCGGTTTACGGTGCGCAGTCGGGCGCGTATGTGCGATAGCGATAGCTCGCGGCGTCGCGGCGGTTCTTTCTTGGCCTTGGTCTTTCTCGGCGTCCGGCGTTCGGTTTGCTGCGTCTTGCGGCGGCGCACGGCGGCGGCGCTCCGCACGAGCACGGCGGCGCGTTTGGTCAGCTTCTCGCGGGTCGCGTGCGCCTCGCGGTACTGCTCGAACAATTCGCCGGCGGTGATGCGGTCGAAGTAGCCCGACGGTTTATCGTCGGCGGCTGCGTCGGGTGTTGCGGCTTGTAAAATCGGCTTCTCCCTCGGCGGCGATCGCGCAGCGGTAGCTATGTGGATCGCGGCGGCGGCGATCGGTTAGCGGCAACCGTTCGGCCCGCACGAGCTAGCGCCCGGCAAGCGGCGGAAGCCAAATAGGCCGGCGGCGCGATAACTGCGCGACGGCTGCGGCGCTTGTGTTCGTGGTGCAACGGCTGCGGCGGCCTTCGGTTCTTCGTCGGCGGCCTGCTCGTCGTCTTGCGGTGTGCTGATTGGATCGGGCACGGGTAAAAGTCGGCCGTCGATATAAGAGCGGCGCGGCTGCGTCTTCAACCACTGTTGAAACGCGATGAATTCGGCCTCGGTCATTGGCGCTAGCTGTTCTTCTTCGTCGGGCGTTAGCGGCCTGTGTTCTTGCGTTCCGTCGGCGTTTACGATGTGCGCTTTCTTCGTGTCGTCGGGCGTCGGGCAATCGGTCGGGCATTCAATGCAAGTGCAGTCGACGCAAATACAATCGGCGGCGCTCGCGGCGGGTGCTCGGTTAAAAATCGGGAAAATACGCGGGCGATCGGGGCGCACAATCGGGGTACGCTCCACGCCGTCGGCTCGGTTCTCGTCCGAAGCGCCTCCGAAGTGCCACGCGGCGACGGTGAGCACGGCCACGAGCCAAAGCGGTACGCAACTCGTCCACGGGATAGCGCGGAAAATGGCGACGGCGGCGGCGAATAACTGCGTCAGGATTGAAACGGCGATTGTGATAAATGCGGCCATGTGGTTACCTCGGCTTGTGGTCGGTTTCGGTCTGTTCCGGCGGCGGCGGCGGGCCGATTAGTGCGACGATGATTCCTAGCGCCACGCCGGCTAGCGAATCGGTGCCGAATGATGCGGCAATAATCGAGTGCCCGAATAAGTGAAAGCAGAATGAGTCTATGAAGTCTCGCATCGTCCCGGCTTTACAACGGTTTGATGTATCTCGCGCGCGTAGGCGTGTATCTCGTGCAGTTTTTGCGTGTGCGCTTGTAGGTGCTCGGCGTGCTCGTCGTTTTGTCGCGCGTGGTCTTCTACCTTCTTGTCGATCGTCGGCAGTAGCCCGGCGGTCGTCTCTACAAAATTTAGGTGCGCGCTTACCAGTCGTTCGGCTAACGGCTGAAACCAAACACTAACGCGGTAGGCGACGTACAACCCGACGGCCACGAGCGCGACGAGGAAGACGACAAGCGGCCCCACCTTGTCGATAAGATGTTCCGCAAAGGTAAATATCTCGGACATGCGTTCGCGTTCCCTTAACCGATGTAGGCGGTAATTTGTCGGGCCATGTAGCCGCTCGTCGGCGTTCCGCGCGGGCCTTCGCGATAAACTGCGAAGCCATACTTTCCGTGGTCGTTCTTCGCGCCCCACGCGCCCCAAGAATTTCGGTTGCGAAGTCCGAAGCTACCGGCCTCGATTTCCACGAGGTCGCAAATTTGCATAACGTGGCGCATCCACGTATAGGCGAATGGGCCTGTCATGGTTTGTAGGCAGCACGTCGCGTAGGTGTCGAAGTCGCGCCCGGCGTTAATCCATTCGAGAACCTTAAAGTTCGCGCGGTCGGCGGCCACGTCTTCGCGTCGCATGTAGCGCGTATCTATCGCGTTGGTCGGCCAAATAGCGTCGCGGCAAAGTCCCTTTTCGGTCGCGACGCGCAGGCTATCGCCTTCCCAACCTCCACGGTCGACGCCTCCCGTAACCGGCACGGTTATTGAAGACGTAGAAAGCGCCACAAACGGTAGCCGCTGAATTCGTCGAAGCGTTCGCGCTGCTCCGTTGGTGCCCTCGCCCCAGCATGATAGGTGCCGGCCTTGGTTGAGCGGGTCGAAGTCGCAAAAGTCGCTTACGCGGGCGCGGCGTTCGGTCTGCTCCTTAAGTCGGGCGCTCCACTCGTTGCGCGGTATCTTCGGGATACCGGCGGCGGCCAGCGTAATCGACGGCACGGCGGCGGCGTTCGGCATAACGGCGCACAAGTGGCGCGCTTCGCCGTTTACCATTAAGACGCCTTCTTCGTCCGGCGTCAATTCTGCGGCGTTGCTGTCGTCGTATACGATCTCGTTTTTATAAAGCACGGCGCTAGCCTCTTTTCAATAGTTCGATCGCGGCGGCGGTATCCTTCGGCAGCGCGTGCAGCGTAAGGCGGTTACCGCGCACGATGATAAATCGCGGCACGACTTGCGACGGCTGCGAAAATGCTAGGCGCACCCAGTCGGGCATTTTGGCCGGGTCGGTGTCCTTGTCGAGCACGATAAAGCCGCTCGGCCCGCACGCCTCGGCGGCGATCGCGGCGAATGTGCCCGGCGCGGTCCCGTGCAGAATAGATAGTTGCTCGGGCGTCAGCTTTCCACGCTCGGCGCTTTCTTCGATCACGAGCACGCGCGGCGCGGCTTGTGGTCCGATCGAGTCGGTTAGCGTTCCCTGCCCGACGGCTAGGAAAGCGGCGACGGCTAGCAACAGAAGCCCGGCAAAGGTTCTGCGGTTCATGTCTGCGGCTTCCGTTGTGGTCGTGTTCTCGTGTCGGTCGGTCGGGCGTCTGGCGCTCTACATGGAACTAAGCGGCGGAAGGTCGGCGCTCGGCGTCTTCGTCGGCGTCGTGCTCGGCTTATAAATCGAACTAAGGCCGGCCATAAAAGCGGCTTCGATTTCTTCGGGGCTGCGTAGTTGCTGGCGCTCTTGAATTACCTTCAGCGCTAGAACGTGCTCGAAGCCTGCCACGAGGTCGGCGTTGGCGTCGGCGGCCTTGGCGCTGCTGCTCGTGGTCTTCTTCGCGGCAATGTCGGCTTGCGTCTTCTTCCACCATGCGGCTAGGTGCTCGCCGAATGCCAGATAAGCGCCGACGGCGGCCACGAGCACGGCGAAGATAATTCTAAAATTCGTCGGCGATGTTGCGGCGGCGTAACCTGCTTGCATGTACTCAATCACGCGGCGGCCTCCCTAAAGTGATTTCTATTTGTGCGTCGGTCGCTTCGCGGCACTCGCCGCCCGTCGTCTCGAATGCCAGCGCTCGCCAACGCTCGATAACCTTGGCGGCGATCTGCTCGAAGTCGTAACCGTCGATCGCTACCGCGCTGCGTCCGATCGCTAGCGGGCCTGTGATTCGGAAGCCGGCGGCGGTCGGAACGAGGGGCATAAAGTCGCAACCGGGCGTGCGGCGGTGCAGGTCGTCTAATAATCTTGGGCAACCTCTCCCGATTTGAATAGTTGCGCCTGTCCAGTAGTCGCGCGGCCTCGGCGGTAACCGTCGGCGCATAGAAAAGCCCGCTAGAATCGCTCCTAGCGGGCTAAATAGTGCAAAGTTCGGCGGCGCGGCGATCGCTTAGCGCCTGAGCGGGTCGCGTCTTTTTTTCTTCGTGATAGCAACGCCGTGCGTTTGTTCTTCGCTCGCTCGGTGCTCGGCGAAGCGCAGAAGCCAAAGCGCGTCGGCGTGGTTGTCGTCCATAATTTGTTGCTCTGGATAGTGCCGCGCGTAGGCGGCGATCATCGCCGGTTTCTTCGCGCGTCCGTCTCCGGTCGCAAACTTTTTAATCGACGTAGGAACGTAGCCGACGGTCGCGACGCCTCCGGCCTCGGCGGCGACGAGTTTTATAATTCCGCGCAACTCGTTGTGCATCGCTTGAATGTTCGGGTTCGGCGAACCAAAGCCGGCATCTTCGTAGGCAATAAGATCGCAAGCCCAAAGCGCTAGCGCTCGGCGTAGTTGGTCGCGGAAGCGCACGAGGCGCAAGCCGTTGTGCCCGGTCCCTCCTTCGGCAAGGTTCCAAACTCCGCTAGCGCCGTCGCTGTGAGCGAAGCCGCAAACTAGCGCGGGGTCGAGTGCTAGGATTTTCAACGCGCACCCCCTTTGCTCTGGTCGTGCTTTAGCGCGGCGATTGTGTGCTGCTGCTCCTCCAACTGATAGCGCGCGTTTGCTATGCGAATGCGCAATTCGTTCGCTTCGCGTTCTAGGTCTATGATTCGGTTTTGACGGTCGGCGGCTCGTTCGCGTAGTACGAGAATCGCGTCTTCGGCGGCCTTGGCTAGCGCGTTCGCGGCTCGGATTTTGTCCAGCGCGACATTGTGTCCGGCGGCGTAACCGTCGGAGTACGCGGTAGCGTAGAACGGCGATAGTTGCTTGTTTAGATACTTAATCAATTCGCTCGCGGCGGTGTCGCTATGTCGCTCCCACTCCTGCGCGGCGTCTATGATCGCGTCGGCGAACCGATCGGCGGCGGTGTGCGTCTCCCTCGTCTCGGGAACGGTCGGCGCTGCTGCGGCGGCTTGGCGCTCTGCGGCGCTGCGAACTAGCTTAAGGTCTTTCGCGTAATGGCGCGTTCCGTCTTGCTCGGTGACAATCCACGGGATGTAGCCGTGTGCCACTTGCTTAACACAATCGACAATCTCAAACGGGCAGGCGGTCGAACCTTCGGCGTAGGTGAGCACGTCGCCCGGCATGAACGGCGGCGGCTCGCCGTACTCGTGTCGCGCTTCGGCGCTCGTGATGTTCTGCGCGGCCTCGGCGCTCGCGCCCTCGTGATGATTGCAACAATTCGCGGGGGGTCTGTCGTGCATGGTTCTAGTCTTTCGTGGGGTTGCGGTTGCGGCGTTAGTTCGGGTCGGTGCTTCGGTGCTGTTCGATCGCTTGCGCGGCGGCTTCTAGGCAGTTCTGGATTGTCGCAAGCGTAGAAAGTCGGTCGGCGGTTGCTGCTCGGTCTTTCTCGTGCATGTGCTCGCGTCGCTTGAATTCTCGGCGCTCTAGCTGTCTGGCGCGTTGCTTGGCGTCTTCGATTCGATCGGCGGCGAATACTAGCGCCATGCGGTGCGCGGGTTGTCCCTTTGCCATCGTTCCTACTCCTTGGGCATGTTGCCGATAGTGCTTAGCTGTTCCAAAAATGCCGCGCTTGCGTTGCGGTCGGCTCGGTTGAGCGATAGCCGTAGACTTGCGGCTAGCTCGTCGTCGGCGGCGCGTAGGTAGCTCCACTTGCGCCCAAATACGATGAATTTGAAAAGCGCCACGCGGTCGGCGATTCCCTCGGCGGTGCTCGCCTTCGCGGCGGCGGCCTGGGTATTCGTCCAGAATGATTCGCTCGCCTCTACCTTCGAGTCGGGGCGGGCCTGCTCGTGCTCATACCACGCTCGTAGCTTGTGCAGGTCGGCGAGCGCTTCCGGCGTCAGAATCGAATTTTTAGAAGCCCGACTTTCTTTCGGCGACTCGGTTGCTGCTGGCGCGCGCTTCGTTGGCGGCTCGGTGGTCGGGTTCTTAAAGGTCTGTTCTAGTTCTAGGTCTGGTCTGGTCTGGTCTAGCGGGCCGTATCCGTTACGCACGCGGGCCGTATCCGTTACTCTTTCGGTAAGTGGTTGCGGGTAAACGAATTTCTGCTTAACGTCCTTCCGTACCGTCTTGAAAACGTCAACGATTTGCAGGTATCGCTTTCCCCCCACTTCGTATAGCTCAATAAGCCCGACGCGGGCTAACTCGTCGATGCGTTCCGCGACGGCTTCGGCATTCAACCCGTGTGCCATTCGGGTAGTAAATAATCGCGCCAAGACCCAAAGCGGCTCGGCTGAGTACCGGCCTGCGTCGTCGCTCTGCGCGATCAATCGGCAGTACAAGCACTCGGCCCCTTCCGATACGTCGTTAACCTTGTCGCTGTCGGGATAGCTTTTAAGCAACGGGTTATATGCGTGGTCGCGGTTCTTGCTCATTCCGGTTTTCTTCCTGTGCTGCTATTCCGTGCTGCTGTGGTTGTCGTCTTCCTGAGCGTCTCTATTGCGGCCTGGGCGCTCGCTAGGCTCATCGCGGCCCCTGGTTTGAGAAACGGCCCGGCTATCGCTTCGAGGTGCAGGGGGAAGCCCACGAGGGGCGACAACAGCGCCGTCAGTTCTTTGCAAGCCTCAACGGCGCTGATTCGGTCGCGTTCGTCTTTTGATAGCCGGGCCATGTTCTCTACTCGCTTGCGGCGGGGTCGTAGTTCGTCCAGACGCATTCGATCATGCGGCGCTTTGTCTCGCCGCCTGCCGAGTTATTCGGTAGGTCGAAGTCGGCGCGGTTCCAGTCGTAAGCGGCGTGGGCCTCGTCGTAGATTTCGCTGCGGTAACCGCTGAGCAAGAAGCGGCCTTTGATCTGTCCTAGCACGGTCAGTAGTTCGGCGTGCTGCTCGTCGGTCATTTCGTGCGCATACTCTCCGGTCGTGGCGCGGGTCGCGTGAAGGTAAGGCGGGTCGAGATAAAACAGCGTCTCCGGCCCGTCTTGCTGTCGGATCACGTCGAGCGCGTCGCGGTTGAGAATCACAACGCGGCGCAAGCGCTCATGCACGGCGTCGAGTCCGTCAACGGTCGTAAGCCACGCGCTAGCCTGCTCGTTCATGCCGCGCCGGGTGCGCGTGCGGCTGAGCGTTGCAAAGCCCTTCATCCGGCCGGCCAGTGATTGACGGCATACAACGAAGAATGCAACGGCGCGCTCTATCACGTCGTCTAGGCTCGCGGGCGTCGTTGCTGCGGCCCACGGCTTCGCGAGTCGTATTACGGCGCGGCGATACGCTGACTCTGAGAACGGGATTGCCTCGGCGTCTCGTTTGAATTGAAGAAACCTAGCCCACAAGCCTAGCACTTCCCAAAAGTTCGTAAGGTCGCGGTGCGCGTCGTTCACGACTTCGCTTACGCCTTCCGACTCTTTCGCGAGTAGAACGGACAAGCCGCCGGCGAACGGTTCGACGTAGTGCGTGTGGGTCGGCATCATGGCTACGATCTTCGCGGCGAGATACGATTTACCGCCGTGCCACTTCAACGGCGAAGCGACGGGCGCGGCGGTCTTGCGCTGGGCGATGTAGGCGCGGGCTAGTGTTTTATGATCGGCCTCGCGCATGCTGTAAGCGATTGCGTATAATCCTTCGTAGCCGTGGTATTTCAAAAGCTCGGCGTAGACTTTGCTCGGTTCTTCGCCGTCGTTCACTCGTCGCACGCGGTCCATTGCGTCAATTATCGTCGTGTCTATCTCGGGCGCTGTGGTCAAGGTTTCTTCGGGCATCTGCGTTGCTCCTGCTTCGGTTGTTGGTGTCGGTCGCTTCGTTCGGTCTACTGCGTCGGCGGTCGAGCACTAGCGGCGGCCCGTGTGGTCGGTGCTGCCTTGCTCGGAATGTCTAGCGTTTCGATTGCGCGGGCCAGTCGGTTTATTGCCTGCGCGATAAATTCGCCGGCTACGTTGTTTGTTAGTCGGTTTATTTCGTCGGCGATAAATGCGCCGGCTATCATCGTGGCGCGCGCCTGTGCTGCCGTCTCGGGGTCTATCTCTGCTTTCATCATGCGTAGCGTTTCGTCGTCTATCTTCGCGGTGTGGTGTGCCAACATAATCAAACCTCGTTAGTTGCTGGTGCTGTCGGTGTCTGCTGCGGCTAGGTCGCTAGTCGCCATTTTCGTGTTTTGCCGCTCCGCATGGTCAGCCCTAGAATCGGTCGTCCGTCGGCGTCGGTGACTTGCTTCACGAGGCCGCGACGTTGCAGACATAGCCGCGCGTCGCGAAGTCTGCCCGGCGACCAGTTCGGCCAACCGTTTAGCAACCGGCCGGCTTGCACGCGCTCGGCTATTTGCTCGTCGGTCGCCTCGCCGTCGGCTAGCGCGGTCAAAACGGCTAGCTCCGACGGTAGCCCGGCGATGTTTCGCGCGGCCTCGTGTGACGTGCTCGGGTCGGCGGTTCGTGCGTGTGCTGTGCTCATCGCTTTGCCTTCCGTGGTTTGATTAGTGCGGCGGTCCAGATTGCAAACTTCGTAAGTACGATCGCGGCGGCCACGGTGACGATTACCGCATAGCCTGCGATCGCGGCGGCGTAGTGGTCGATCATCGCGGCGGCCTCCCCCCCTTTTTTTTGAGCGCGTCGGCTTCGCACTTCTTCGCGCGTTGTTCTTCGTCCTGCTTGCGTACCTTGGTCGCGACTACGGCGGCGTCGTACCAAGTGAAAGATAAATCGGGGTTGCTGGCGAAGCGGACGATTGTTTGCAGTACCTCGGCGGCCTGGGCGTCGGTGTATAGGAAGACGTAGCGCTCCTCGCCTTTCACGAGCGCTAGCATGTTGGTTTCTTCGTTCCTCACGATTGGGCTAGCTCCTTGCGGTGATGTTCTTGCGCCGCGCCGCACGTCGGGCACGTTGCGCCCTGCTCGGTCGGTACAACGGAGCGCGAACGGTTTGCGTTAATGCGTCGAAGTTTGCCCTTGCGAATTAGCGCGTCAATGTTCCCGGTTACGGCGTTCGGGTTATTGAATCCCATACCTAGCATTACGTCGCGCACGGTCGGCGGTATTCCGTGCCGCCCGATGTAGTCGAGAAAATAGGCGTAAACGCGGGCCTGTGCTTCGGTCGGTTCGTCCATGAGTCCGGCCCCCTTAGATAAGGTTCGTTTGCTTGTCGTTGGTCTTGCGGCGGGTCGTCGGCTTCGCGTCGCTACTCGCGGCGAAGTCTTCGCAATGTGCGGCGGCCTGCTTTACGAGGAGTGCTAGGTTTGCGACAAAATGAACGCCGGCGGTCGCCGTGCAGGTCGGAAGCGGTACGGCCATGATTGCGGCGGCGTATGCTCGCACCTTCGCGGCGTCTGGTCGAAGCGCGGCGGCCTCCCGTTCGGCTTCGAGTCGTTTGGCCTCGGCTCGTGCGGCGGCGGCCTCGGCTTCGCGGCGTTCGGCTTCGAGGCGTTCGCGTGCTTCGCGTTCGGCTTGCTCTCGGGCCTGCTGCTCGAATGCTTCGCGGTCGGCTGCGGCGGCTGCGGCTGCGGCCTCTTCGGCGGCTTTCTTCTTTGCGTCGTCGATCGCCTTGCGTTCGGCGGCCAGCGCGGCACGTTCGGCGGCCAGCGCGGCGGCTTCGGCGGCTTGCTTCGCGGCCACGGCGGCGGTCTCGGCCTGCTGCTTGTCCAGTTCCGCCCGGCGCTCGTCGGCTCGGCGATGCTCGTCGGCGGCGCGGTCTTCTTCGATCTTGCGGCGCATCGCGGCCAGTTCCGCGCGGGCTGCGGCCATTTCGGCGGCCTCGGCTTCGCGGCGGGCCTTCTCGGCGTCGGCTAGTGCTTTAGCCTCGGCCAGTTCGGCGGCTTCGCGTGCTCGCTCGGCTCGCTCGTCTACCTCGGTCTTTGCGGCCTTCAATGGGTTTTCGATTTCGACAATTTGCGACTTTAACCGCGCGGCCTCGGCGTCTACCTTGCGCCCCCATTCGAGCGCTTCGGCTTTAAGTTCAACGCGGGTTTCTTCGATCTCGCCGCGCAGCTTGCGACAAGCGCCGATACCCTGCTTCACTTGCTCGTAACCTTCGCGGCTTTCTGCGGTTAGCCCGGTCAGCTTCTCCCGTAGTTCTGCGATCGCGGCGTCGCTTACTGAGTAGCTAACGATCTGCGCTTCTTGTGTCGTCGTCGTGTTCATGTCCTGCGGTCCCTGTGCTGTTGGTGGTTGTGGTGGTCGTCGTCGGTCGCTTGGTCTATTTCTGCTTCAACTGCTCGCGGCGGGTCTTCGTGTATTCGATCACGCTATTTAGTTCGGCGGCCTTCAAGCCGGAACCGTCGGCGGCCTTGCTCAAAATGCGGTCGAGTTCGGCCACGGTCGGCGCTTCCGATATTTGCGCCTCCCACGGCAATAGCCGTTCGTTCGTCGCGGAGTCCGTCGGGGCTGCGTCGGTCTTCTTGTCGGCGGCCTTCGTTTCGTCGGTCAGCTTCGGCGGTGCGTCGGCCTTCTTGCCGAATCTCGCGGCGGCGTTCGACTCGCCGACTTTGCCGCCGGTCGTCGCTACCTCTGGGAATGCTCGGTCGATCGTCAATTCCCCTTCGCGCACGGCCGTACCGAAGCCGATAAGCGCTTCGAGTTTGTCTAAGTCGACTTCCTCGATGCGCGTAACTTCGATAGCGGCAAAAATTCGATCCTGCGTTACGCCCATTTTTTTTAGGCGTTCGATCACGTCGGCGCGCTTGTTGGCTAGCGTGCTCGCGTCGCCGACGGCTACCAGCTTCGTAGCAAGGTAAATCGGCCTGATGATCGCCTTCGGAATGATTCTAAAAATTGCGTCGCGCAGAGCGATCGACGAACAAGCGTTCACGGCTAGCTGTATATCGTCTTCGTCGATCGGCTTATATTTCGGCGGCGCGTCGCGGTCCTTCTGCCATTCCTTTTTCGGCGTGATGCGGCGGCGCTTCTCCACGGTAACGCTCGCGTTATTTTCTACGTCGTAGGCTACGGCCTGAATTGTGACGTGCGGGTGAGCCTCATCGGCGCACACTTCCACGATGCGAGTACCGGCGCGAATGTTTTGGTAGTTCGCTAGCACAAGCTCGGCTAGTCGGATCGACTCGCCTTGAACGGTCTTCCCGCCGCGCGGCAACGTGTAAAAGCACGAGGCGGCCGTTTCCTCGTCCATCGTCGCTAGCGTCTGAATGCGCTTAAGGCATCGGATAACGTCGCGCGGGTAGCGCTTCGCCGTCGCTACTTGCCCGTCGACTTCGCTTCGCACGAGCGCGGCGAGCGCTGCGTTACCGTCGCTAAGGCGCGTCGGCACTAGTTCAACGTCGTCGCTCATCAATTCCAATTCGTTCGCCATGTTCTTAGCTCCATTGTTTTTCCCATCGCAACCAACGCGGCGGCGATAATTTCGAGACTGTGCCATGTGTTCGCGGCTTCCAAATACCCGACGCCATGCACTCGGCGTAGGTCTTCAATCCGTGCGCGTTTTGCTCGCGCCCGATTTCGATAAATTCTTCGTCTAGCTCGAAGACTTCCACGCGGTAGGGCGCAACCTTCGACACAAAAATAAATAGGAAGTCTGGCCGGCGGTTGTAGGCTTCCTCGGCGGCGTCTTGGTAGAAAGCGGCCTGCCGGTGGTAGCCCCATTTCGCTACCTCTTTAACGCACTCGGCTAGGCTCGCGCTCGTGCGGCTCGTCTTCAGGTCAACGATGTAATCCTCGCCGTCTAGGATCATGTCGAAGCGGCTGCGGCGTTTTACTCCGTGCTCATCGTCGTGCCATAGAATCGACTCCTGATAGCGTCCGTCGGATTCGATCAACGCACGCGCCGCCGGGTGACGTTGCACGGCCTTTACCCATTGCCATAGCTCGGCGGTCGGCTCAACTAAGATTTTCCCTTTGTGCTCGGCGGCGAATTGGTCCCACGCCGCGCCGCATCGGCGGCCGTTTGCGGCCAGTACCTCGCGCGGAACCGGCACAACGTTTGCGCCGCAGTAGTCGGCCGTTTGTAGTAGCGCCTCGTCGAGCGCCGTACCTTCTGCGAAATGCTGCGGCGTTTCTTCTCTGACGTACAAGCCCGATAGCTTGCGGAAGTGATACGACGCCGGGTCTTCGATCACTAAATCTAGCCCGCTGTGACTTATCGCCGTCGTGTCGCGGTGATAGTCGGCGTTTGTGCAGTCGTACACAATCGCGCCGCTCATTGTCCGGCCTCCTGTGCGGCCAGTTCTCGCGCAACCTCGTCGCACTCAAGGCCGATAAGCCGCGCTAACCGTCGGATATTTTCGGGCCACGCGAAGCGGTATTGCTGGCCTTTGCGGTTCGCTCGGGCCTTCGCTCGTGCTCGGGCGTCGGCGTTTGGCGCTCCGAAGTCTCGCGGCGCTACTGTTCGCAAAGGTCGGTTCATCGGTCGCGTGTTTTCGTTCATGCTCAAAAGCTCCTTCTCTTGGTTCTGGTGTAAGTTGCAATCTGGGCAGGGTTGCGCCTGCCGTCGGTCCTAACGTCGTGCGGTGTTTCCCTCGGTCACCGCGCGCCCGTTCGCGTTCGGGTCGCCCGATTGCGTCTCGTGCTGCTACTTCGCGGCGGCTTTCTTCGGATTCGCCTTGCGCTTGCTCGGGCCTCGCGGCAACGGCGGCACGCTCTTAGGCGGTAGCGTCGGCCCGGCGTCGGCCTCGGTGCTCGGCTTCACGACGGCGGCCTTCTGCGGCGCTGCTGCGGCGAATACGGCGGCGTCGCGGTGCTTGGTTAGCCACGCTAGGACGGCGTCGGTAACCGCCTCCGCTCCCTCGTCGCCGATACCCTTTGCGGCGTCTTGCCACTTGCGGTAGCCGTTGCCCGACGCGCGTAGGTCTTCGAGTTTCCCGATAGTGTCGAAGCCCTTCTTTGTGAGCACGTCGAGCGCCTTGTTAAGCACGGTCTTCCCCGGCTTGTGCAACGACTCGCGAAGCGGCGCGGCCTTCCATGCGTCGGCGTCGGCGGCCGGCGGCGGCAATAAAGTGCCTTGCTTCGGCGCGTCGTTCGCAACCGGCGCGGCGGCCGTCGGCGTCGTCGGCGATTGGTCGAACAACGGCAAGCGCTCCGGCCCTCGGGCGTTCATGCGGCGAAGAATTGCCGACTTGCCCGACGCGGCCTCTTTGATTTCCTTGGCGGTTTCTCGCAAGCCGTTGTATTCGGCTTGCAGCGCTTCAATCTCGGCGGCGATCGTGCGGCACTTCTCCCAATGTTCGACGATGTACTTTTCAACGCGCACCATTTCGGCCGGCGCTTTCTTCGGCTTCTTCTCCTTCTTCGGCTTCGGCTTCGCGGCGGCAACGCTCGCGGCCTCGGTGCTCGGCGGCGTCTCTCCCTTCAATAGTTTGCGGCGTGAAGTCGGCGGCGTTTCTGCTGCTGCTGCGGCTACGGCCTTCGGGGTTTTCTTCTTGGTGCTCATGCGGTCGCTCTTTCTCGTGGGTTAAAATGGTGGTCTTCGATCGTCCGGCGGCTAACAGTTCACGCCGCCGCAAAACAAAACGTGCCCGGCGTCGTAGACTGCCTCGGGGTCGCGCTTCCGTGCGATTTCTAGCGCGGCTGCGATCGCTTCGGCCTTCGTTGTGCCTTCGCCGTAGCCGCACTGTGCGCCGATCGTTTGCACGTTCAACAAATAAACGCGGTGCTGTTTCTTCTGCTCTTGCATGGTTCACGCTCCTTGCGTTGTGATGGGTTCAAACAAAATGCGCGGCGTCGGTTAGTCCTTCCGATGGTCCGACGCCGGCGGGTTCATCCGTGCGGCTACTTCCTCGCGGTGTACGCCGATCGCTCGCGGCGCTTCGATGCCGATAGCGACGCGGCTTGGTTCGATGCTGGTAACAATCAGCACAATGCCGCCGTCGATTAAAATTCGTTCGCCTACTTTGCGGGTTAGAACGAGCATGGGCGCGCAGTCCTTTGCGTGAGGGGAGAGACGCGCGGGCGTGGCATCGTGCCAAGCGGTAGAAAGCCGCGCGCTGTTAGATAGCTTTTTGCTGCTGCGGGTTAGGCGGCTCGCCTTGTCACGGGCGAACCGTCAACCGTCGGGCGTTGGTTATTACCGATAACGGAAATAGCGTCAACGTCTCTTGCGATTTATTTTGAGCCTGTGCGCGGCCGCCCTACAGAATGCGGCGTTTTAGCGGCTCGCTTTGCGGAGCGCTCGTCAACAATCCAGGCTCGTTCGCTGAGTTTGACGCCGGCTAACTGTTCGGCGCGTAGCATCTGGCGCACGCGGGAAACGGTTACCCCAATAAGCTCGGCGGCCGTCTCTACTGAAATCATCATCTTTGGAAGTTCCATCGGGGTTTGCTCCTGCTTATAGTACCGCTATGGGAAATATTGAACAAGCCAACCGGGCCGGGGTGACAAGTAACGGAAGCAAAACCGTTACCGCGACGAATCGCGCCCGGCCCGATTGGCGTAGTTCAATGTGTGAGTGCCGACGGTCGGCGCTCAAATGCGGTGGACAGGAACATCCGCCGCGCATCATCACAACAGGGGGAGAAAGTTCCCTCACGTCAACGGATTGTGTGCAATGCTTAAGGGTTAACCCTATGAGTCGCACAAACAACACGCCCAACACCTCCGTTTGTATGCTCCTTTCTGATTATTTCGCGCGAGTCTTCGCGCCGCGTCGCTTGCTCGGCAAGTCGGCGCAAACTTCGATTCTTCATCGGCTCACGATTGCACGTCTCGGCGAATATCTCGAACGGCCTGCGCGGCTCGATGATCTCTGCGACGAGGTGCTTTGCGGCTTCCTTGCGCATCGGCTCGCGCAAGGTCGCGCCGGTCATACGGTCGACAAAGAGCGCTCGAAGCTCTTAGCGATCGCCAACTATGCGGCTAGGAAGCGCCATATACCGGAATTCGTAGACGTGCCGACGCTCGCGCCTGCGTCGATCGCTCCGCGCTCCTGGGGGCGTGCTGAACTCGATAAGCTCCTAGCTGCGTGCCGCACGACGACCGGAACCGTCGGCGTTAGCCCGGCGGCGCTGTGGTGGTCGGCGCTCCATCTGCTTTTTCTGTATACCGGCGAACGTACTAGCGCCGCCCTCGGTATCAAATGGGAATGGCTCGCGGCCGACGGGTGGCTATCTATTCCGGCGGCGTATCGCAAGGGTGGCAAGCAATCGGCGGCGTACTTCCTGCCGCCGGTCGTGCTCGAAGCCCTCGAAGCCCTCCGGCCTTATACCGGCGGCGGCGCTGACGTGTTCGCCCTGCCGTGGTTGCGCGGTCACAAGTCGGGCGCGTTCTACCTGCGGTATGGCAAGTTATTGCAGCGCGCCGGGTTGCCGTCGGGTCGTCGCTTTAAGCCTCAAGCGTTGCGGCGTACATTCGCTACGATGCTCGAAGCGGCCGGCGGCGATGCCACGGCGGCGCTCGGCCATAGCTCGCGGCGGGTTACGGTCGCTAGCTATCTCGATCCGACAAAGGCCGTCGGCGAACCGTCTAGCGTCGTCTTCGCTCGCGGCCTCCACGAGGCGACGTAGGCGCGGCGATTACTCTAGGGCGGCGATCCGGCCTTCGTGATCGGTGAGCGTGGTTTCTTGCGTGCCGTTGGTCGCGGCGGCGGCGTCGGCGGCGGCCTGGGCCGTGGCGGCGTCGGCAAGGGCGGTCGTTGCGTCGGCCTGGGCGTCGGCCGCCGAGGCGATCGCGGTCGCGGCGTCGGCAAGGGCGGTCGTTGCTCCCGCGTCTGCTAGTGCGGCGGCCGCGTCGGCGGCGTCGGCGGCGGCCTGGGCCGTGGCGGCGTCGGCGATCGCGGTCGTCGCGTCGCCCTGCGCTGCGTCGGCGTCGGCCTGCGCGTCGGTAATCGACGTGCCTATGTCGTCAAATAACTGCGATAGATGTATTTTTGTCGGCATTTGCTTTTTCGCCTCGGCGGCGGTTGCTGTTGTTCGGTCCTAGTAGCGATAGTCGGCTAACAGGTTAGAACCGTTTGGCGGCGCTGTGGTGAATGTTATTTCGTCCGTCACTATCGTGTAGTCGTCGGCGCTTTTTTGTCTCAGGCCGTTTAAGTAGACGTGCTCGCTCGCGGCGGTCGGCACGTTTGCCAGCGTAAATACGGCATTGCTCCCGTTGATTACTCCGGCGGGCGTCTCTCCGTCAACTAACGTAGCGCCGGCGGCGGTGACGGTTACAACGCCGGCGTCGCTAATCGTTGCGTCCCCGCTCATCGTGACGGCTACGGCATTTCCTCCGGCGCTCCCTACGATGATTTGCCCGGCGGCTAGGGTGAGGTCGGAGCCAACGCCAGAACCGTTGCCGACGATGATAGCGCCGGTCGTCAAGATGACTCGCGCGCCCGAGAGGTTGCCCGTTGTCTTGGTGCCTTCCAGGTCTACCGCGCCGTCGGCAAGCATCGCGCTAGTAATGTCACCAGCCGCGATATTGCCCGCCGTCGCGCCTGCGGCTAGTTCGGTCCCGGTGATTCCGCCCGCACCAATGTTTGCGACGGCAGCACCAGCAGCGAGTTCCGTGGAAGTAATTCCACCAGCACCGATGTTAGCGATGGCAGCACCAGCGGAGAGAGTAAGCACGCCAGTGTTGCTAATCGTTGCGTCACCACTCATTGCGAGTGCGACAGCTTCACCGGCGGCGTTTGCAACGATGATCTGACCATCGGTCATTAAGAATTCAGCACCGACACCGGCAGCACCCGTAACCAAGGCACCCGTAGTCACTGTAAGGGAGCCCAGTGATACAGCAGCGGTGAACACACCGGCACTATCCATCGAAACGTCACCGCTCGGCGTGACGGCTACGACAGCACCACCCGCATCGCCGATGATAATCTGACCAGCAGCAAGCGACAACTCGGAGCCAATACCCGACGTGCCGACAAGTAAAGTTCCGGTTGTCAACGCGACAGAGGCGTTAGGTAAGACACCTGACACTTGCGAAGCGAGATCGACCGCACCAGCACCGATTTCATTCGTGGTGATTCCACCAGCGCCGATATTTGCAACTGCTGCCCCTGCGGCTAGCTTCCCACCTGTCACGGCTCCGTCGGCGATAAACGTCTCGGTGATCTCGCCCGCCCCGAGGTTGCCGGCCGCTGCGCCGCTTGCTAACTGTGTAGCGGTCACGCTCGCGGCGGCTAGCTTGCTGCCTTCAATCGCGGCGTCTGCGGCAATGTCGGCGTCACTAATTCCGCCGTCCTTGATTTGCCCGCCGCCAATTTCCGTTGCTGCCATGTCTCAAACCTTTCACGAGTCAAGCCGGCCCTATAAGTCGGGCGCGCGCTAGTATTGGTAAGTTGCGAGGATGTTTTCGCCGGTTTCCGGCGCGGTCGCGAATGTGATGGTCGAGCCGCTCAACGTGTAGTCGTGCCCTGCGCCGGGTCGCAAGCAAACTCCGGAACGGAAAAGCATCAAGCCCGCGTCGGGTGGATTGGCTAGCGTGAACACGGTATTGCTCCCGTTTACGCTCCCGGTCGGCGTCTCGTTCCAAGCGATCGGCGAACCGCCCCCGCCTGCGCTCTCGGCGATCGCGGCGGCTAGGCTCGCGGCGGTCAACACGGCTTGAACGGTCGCGCCTGCGTCGTGGCCTATCGCCGTGGTGCTCTCGGCTCCGCGCGTCACGGTCAGCGTGTTGCCGCTGATCGACGAAACAATCAAAAGCTCGTCGTCGATCTTCACGCGGAAGCTACCGGCCGTGCCGGGCAGGAAGGTAGCCGAATTTGCGACGACGATAGACGTAGCGGCGTCCGTAATCTCGGCGGCTAGCGTGCTCGCGGCCGAATTTAATAGCTTTTGTGCCATGCTCTATCTATGCGCTGCCGCCCGGTCGCAATTTGCACCTAAAGCAGGCCGTTGTTTTTTGGTGTCCTACGATCGAACACGCGCCGAAAAGCTCACAATCTCCAAACTCAATAGCCGTCGTACCGCCGCCGCAACAGCCTGTCGGTATCTCTTTCGTGGCAACTGATAGCAGATGCGGGCAATCCATGTCGGCCATAAAGTCGGGTATCGTCGCCGGGTTGTCGGCCTGCCCCTTGCAGAATGAACAATGCGGCGGGAACTCTCCGTAAACTTTCATCCCGCACGGCTTCGCGGCGTCTTCTGCGCTAGGGTTGGCGCAAGTCCAGATTGCGCCGCGCTTCGCGTGCGTTTCACCTGTCG